CATCTGAACATATGCCGCGTCTCTCGGGTTTGCTGATGTATCTATGTAGTCAGCACCATCATCAGAAGCAATAACTGACGTGTATCCAGTCCTGGATAGATTTCCCCGAAAACGGCTCTTAAGCTCTTCTTTATCGTCATCATCGATTTCTCCACGTAGTACGAGAAGTCCTCCTGGGCGGCCGTCGTTCAACAGGTAGTTTCTGTTATAAAGCTTGGCAAGATTCTCAATTTCAACTGCTACGCCACACGCCTCAAGAGGCGTTAGCGAAAGGTATGGGTCAAGTGGGTGTGGCCTTCTAATCCATAAGACATCATCTGGGTCAAGTGTCATTGTCTGACCAAATGGCATTCTTACTTCATAGCCAGAAACGAACTTCTTGGCATCCGGAATTGGAGCGGTTGACTGAGGGGGTAACAGGTTTAACCCAATAATTCCACCGTCGCGACCCTTTACTTTCTCAATGAATACTCCGCGCGTTCCAAGGAGTAGCTGTGCCGAAAGTCTGTACCTAAAGATAAAAGAGTTTTCTCCGATATTTGACTTTGTATTCAGCAGCTCTAGAAGTGTTGAATTTTTTGCTTCTCGGCCAACAACGACTTCGCCGTCTGGTGAATTGTCTTTGCGCAAGATAATCGGAAGACGCGCTTGGTTGCCAGCGATTGCATCTATGCATCTAGCCACCCACGTGACCTTTTGCATTCCTTCTCTATATGCGCGTTCGATATCCCATGTATCTCGATATGGGCGTCCTGCAAATCCTGGGTTTTGCGCTACTGGGGCACCGGGACCGAGCGCTTTACCATTAACACCATTTATGGATTTATTACTAGGAGAGTTCCATGCCATATTTTTTACTCACGACCCAAGAGGTAACCAAAAATGCCACAGGTAGCCCCTGCAGTAATAAAACCCGCAGGAATGAATACCAAACCCGCGCCAATACTCGATAATAGTATAAATGAGAGCATCATTATGTAGGCGAAAGTTGAACGATTTAGTCGTGCTTTTATCCGCAGAAGAAAATTTCGCATATGATACACAGTAGCGTACTCAAGGCAGCAGGCAGCGACGGTAACAAATGACAACTGACTGGAATAAGGTTTTAGAATACCTCAGTCCCAAACTTCCACCATTCTGCCCTGAGGAACCTTCCGTAAACCAGAAGGTTTTTTTGAGGACAAATGCAATCGAAGGCCTGTTTGGCGGAGCAGCTGGGGGTGGGAAATCTTCTGCTCTACTTATGTCTGCACTACAATATGTAGACGTTCCAAATTATTCAGCAATTCTTTTTAGACGTACATTTGCGGACTTATCACTTCCCGGCGCTCTTATGGACCGCTTCAAAAGTTGGATAAATCTTTACGATGATGTTCACTGGAATAACAACAGTTTCGTTGCTACATTTCCCTCTGGGGCCAGAATTTCATTCGGATACCTAAATAATGCCGGCGACTATCTTCGGTACAAGGGCTCAGAATTCCAGTTTGTAGGCATGGACGAAGTTACAGAAATTAGAGAATCTGATTACAGATACTTGTTCTCCCGTTTGCGTCGCCCATCATCTGGCCCACTTGCCAAAGTCCCCCTCAGGATGAGGTGCGCCTCTAACCCTGCACCAAACTGGGTAAGACAACGCTTTATTGTTGAGGGGCCGACTACAGGGCGAATATTTGTACCCAGCAAACTTACTGACAACCCCGGAATTGACGCGGCCTCGTATCGCCAAGCCCTTTCGGCACTTGACCCAATCGAACGTAGGCGACTTGAAGAAGGCGACTGGTGGAGCACCACCCTTGGAAGCCTTTTTGACCGAACATCAATGGTCATACTTGATTCTAGTGAAGTTCCTCAAATATCTAGTACTGCCCGAGCGGTCCGTTTTTGGGACCTTGCGGCTACCGAGCCATCCCCGGGGAACCCAGACCCAGACTGGACTGTTGGTACATTAATGCTGTTTGACCAAGGAATTGCCTATGTCATGGACGTTAAGCGCTTCAGATATAGGGGCGAAAAGGTCGAACATATGATTGCCCAGACCGCCTATGAGGATGGCCACGGTGTCCCTATAAGAATGGAACAGGAGCCTGGCTCAAGCGGAAAGGCCCTGGCTGACCAATATGCCCGATATGTCCTTCCGGGATATGACTTTCAGGCTATACGGTCAACTGGAGACAAGGTGACCAGAGCGCGTCCATTTGCCGCAGCAGCGGCCAACGGCAATGTCAGGGTTGTCCGTGGGGCATGGCTAACGGAATGGCTGGACGAGTTCTCTTCCTTCCCCGAAGCCTGCGACCACGACGACCAAGTTGACTCGGCAGTTGGGGCTTTTACATTTTTAGCTGGTTTGGGGTTGTCTCAGAAGCGAGCTATCTCTATAGTTGTCTAGGTTAACAACCACCTATATCAGAAGTACAAAGGAATACTAAAAATGAGCATTGAAGCAATATCTGCTTTGCGTAAGTCCATTGTTGAACTTGAGGAAACTTTAATGTCCTCTCTGTCGGAGGAAACCACAGTCGAAGAGGCGGGAGCCATTCTGCTTGAGGTAAATCTAGCGAAGCGTGACCTTGGGTTCGTTTACGACACATTCAGCAATGCGTTCGCGTCCATGCTGAAAGATGCGGATTTGGTGCAGTTGCCAAATGGGGCACAAATTGAGAAAAAGTGCTCATACGACCGAAAGGGATGGCAACACAAGGAACTTGGCTCAGCAGTTGCTGACAAGTTAGTTCAAATGTCGGTCGATATGGACACTGGGGAAATTACCAAGACCCCATATCAAATCGCCACAGAGATTCTTAACTACTGTGCTCCTTCATATTGGAAAATCAAGGAGTTGCAAAAGTTGGGTATTAATGCAGATAATTACTGCGAAGTTGGTCAATTGAAAACAAGCATTATCGTTAGAAAAGGTGATAACCAATGAGTTCAGTTAATCCCTATCAGCAACTGTCCGAACCATTTGCTCCAGAGATGGAACGCACAATGTCTAAGGGCGGAACGCGCCTTGTATACATTCCAGTTAGCGAAGTAATCAATCGCTTGAATAAGGTGCTCGGTGTTGAAAGGTGGTCGTTCGAAATCATCTCATGCTCGCGCGACGCAATCGACCCAGACTACGTTGTCGCGCATGTGCGACTGACATGGAACCCAGACGATGACCACGCCTACGTTCAGCGTGACGGTTTTGGTGGTCAGAAGATTAAGCGCACCAAGTCCGGAGACATCGTTGACCTTGGCGATGAGATGAAGGGTGCTGTTTCTGATGCTCTCAAGAAGGCGGCCCAGACACTTGGTGTTGGCCTATATCTTGCTCGTTCGGAAGAGGCGATGGACATTGAGGATGCAATGGATGCAATGCCTACTCAACCGGAAATCGATGTGGAAATTCTCGCAAAGTGGGACAAGTTCACTGCGCTCGTTAAAGATTTGACCGATACGCAAAAGTCGGAACTCAATTCATTCTGGGCAAACTTCAGTGGTGGAAAGCCGAAGCCAACGAAAGCGACAGCAACGCACGAATCCCTTGATGCGCTCATTGCTGAAACGGTACGACTTTCGTTTGGCGGTGAGTATGCAGAGCCAGCAAACTGAACTAACCCCTCCACCACATCTATCCGTATCATCAATACAGACATTCAATCAATGCCCTCTTAAATTTAAGTATGGCAAGATTGACCTATTGCCTGATGCTCCAAGTGAAGCTTCAATAATGGGTAATTTTGTTCATGACGTTCTAGAAGAGCTCTACAAGCTGGATGCAGAATCACGAACAAAAGATGCTGCCAGAGTTTTGGCTCGTCAACTATGGGAGGACAGGTGGAAAGAACCTGTATCTAACCTCCTAGTTCGCGATGATGTAATCAAGCAATTCCGCTGGAACTCATGGTGGTGCATCGAAAACCTTTGGTCACTTGAATCACCGTCCTCAATAAGCCCTATTGGTCTCGAATATGAGGTAAATGCCAAGATTGAGGGCGTAGTAATTAAGGGATTTATAGATAGATTTAGCGTTAGTAGTGATTCATTAATGCTTACTGTTTCTGATTATAAAACCGGAAAAACACCGCGTGAACCATATGTTGACGACAAGTTTTTTCAGCTCAACGTTTACGCCAAGATGCTTTCAGTGCTTGGAGTTGGAGATGTTGATACGGCTGAGTTGCTTTATCTGAAAGACGGTAAGCGACTAATCAGAAAAGTAAAAGACTCGGATATCCAGTCAGCAGTTGAAATAATCTGCGAAACAAAAGAAACAATCGATAAGTGCTGCGCTAGTGGCTATTTCGAACATAACAAATCAATTCTTTGTAATTGGTGTAACTATAAAAGTATTTGTCCAGCATGGAGTAAGTAAATGATTAGTGATGACGCATTCGCAAGCATGGTTGCTGAAGAAGTAAAGAATAAACTTTCGCAGAAACAGCGCCAAGAGCTTTTGAAGCCAGAAAACTGGGAGCGCTGGAAGGAAACACTTCTTGCTCTCGTTGACAATCTGCAGGAACAAATTGAACAAATTGACGAGGACTCTGAAGCAGACAGAATTCGTTATGAAGCTATGGGTTCCGATGGGCGACGTTTGGTGCGCGAATCAACGCAGGCTTACAACTCACGTAAGATGAAAGTAAATCGCTTTCTCTACCATGTAAATAAGCGACTTGATGAAGTCATGCACATGATTGAAACCGGTGAGGCTATTAAGTCCGATGGTTGGGCTGAAGCAGAATTGTTTAAGAAGGCAATTATCAAGCACCGTTCAATGCTTAGGGATTTTGACCTTGAGGAAACATCAATTGACCGAGCACTGTGGGATACTCTGAATGGCAAATGGAGCTTTGACTCCATTGATGCATCATCTTTGTAACTAGCAATAAGGGGGCTTCATGCTCAATCGCAGAAAACCCTTAAAAAGTAAAACACCACTGAAAGCGAAGACTGGTCTTAAGAAAACTGGTCAGTTGAAGAAACGCTCCAAGAAAATGGAAGACACATATAAAGAACGTCGACCATTTGTTGAGCGCATTCTTCGTGAGCGACCATTATGCGAGGCATGCAGAATATTTGCTGCCCACGATGGCAAGCAGGTATTTAATCATCACATGAGCAGAGATGTGCATGAGATAATTCGCCGTTCTCAGGGTGGGTCAATACTTGATGATTCAAATGTTCTTGCTGTATGCAGGCCATGCCATATGCGCATTGGGAACTATCCGGAACTGGCATTTCAGCTTGGTTTAGCTAAGCATGGCTGGGAAAGAGATAATTCATAAAACTTTTGCTCATTTCTGTAATTGTTTTGAAACTAAAATAAGTGTTAGGTAGTACCTAAAGCAACACTAACTTTCGAGACAAGAAAGGCGAGGTGGTCCAATGTCTAGTGGTTTCATCCACGGCAAGGAAGCTGAGGTCGCGTAGGGGGACATCACCTACCTTTGACTACAAGCCCACAACCGCTGGCAGCTCTGCAGGCTCCGGCGGTTGTTTGCTGCTTGGGAACATATTTTATTGTGCTATAAATAATGTGCTGGGCGTGCTCATCAAAACCTTAGGACCGTTACAGGTGCAGAAGCCGGGGGGCTAGTTCTCCTCGGCTTCTGCATGTAGTAGGTTATTTTTATGATTTGCATTATGGGATTGGACCTATCCCTCACCTCAACCGGATATTCAGTTGGTGGGAAAACTGGAACTATCGCCACAAAGACAAGAGGGGCAGAGCGTCTATCAGTCATATCAAATGACATAATTGATATAACATGTTCGGCTGATGTAGATATTGTTGTTGTAGAGGGTTACTCGTTTGCTTCTAGAAATAGCCAAGCTCACAGCATCGGTGAACTTGGTGGGGCCGTCAGGATGAGGCTTTGGGAATGTGGGACTCCTTACATAGATATCCCTCCAACGTGTAGAGCAAAGTTTGCTACTGGAAAAGGTAATGCATCCAAAAATGAAGTCATATCTTCGATATCGGCAAAAACTGGAATTGTTTGGTCTGGAGCTGGAGCTGATGACATGTGCGACGCATGGATTTTGGAACAAATGGGAATAGCAAAATTAGGTTCGTCTCTGTATGATTGGACCGAATCACAGTTATCAGCCTTAGAGAAGGTGGACTGGAGCCCAATGGAGGGGATGCTTGCTAAAGACAAATAATCCAATAAGTCAGATTGATATCGAGAATGAACTTATTCGGTTACTCGGAGACCTTGAGTCAGAGACTGAAGCATTTGAAGTTCTCGCGATTGATGCTTCTAAAAAAGAAGCACTTTATAAGTCAAATTGGGCGAAAGAATATCTTTCTGCAAAGGGTTCTATTAAAGAGCGAGAATCATGGGCTGATTACAAGATGGACGAAATGGCCTATGACTTCAAAATTGCAGAAGCGCTAGTTAAGACAAAGCGTGAAAAACTCACGTCATTGCGTACCGCCATTGATGCTATGCGGACACTTAACGCAAATGTTAGGGTTCAAGTATGAGACTCAGCAAAAATGGATTGAAATTATTCCCGAATCGACTTACTAAATCCTGGATTAAAACGATTGACGGGAGTACGAAATCTTATACAGAATTTCGCTCACAAATAACTGAAGCACTTGGCTGCCCATGGAATACAGCTCCCAAAAACATCGATGAATTTATCGAAGTCTGTGATGCTCGCGCCAAATGGGAAAAAGAAAACAATGCCTCAGCACCATTGAATTGGAGCTGCATAATCTCGCACTCATTATTTGAAGATATGGCTAGAGAAGTAAAGGAATTACGCAATGCCAAACGGAATACATGAATCCTTACTGCCTCTTGCGGTAGATATTGAAACGTTGCAACTTCTTGATGGAAATCCACGCATTGGTGATGTTGATGCAATCATGGCTTCATACCAAGAATTTGGACAGGTCAAGCCAATAGTTGCTAAAAAGAATGATGATGGTACCGCAACGGTTATTGCTGGAAACCACCAGTTACAGGCTGCAACAATGCTTGGCTGGGACAAAATAGCTGTTGTATTCCTTGATGCAGATGATAAGCGTGCAGTGGCATTCGCAATAGCCGATAACCGAACAATGGAGCTTGGCTACACAGAACCTGAATTGTTAGAAGGGCTGCTTACTGAAATTAGTGACTTCTATCCGGAGCTTCTTGAAGGTCTTGGGTGGGATGAATTTGATATGGCCGAAATCGGTTACGAATCGAACAGAGGGGCATCTGATTTAGTTGATACTGGTGCGTATGTTCCGCCAGTAATTACCGCAGTTCCCGTAGAGCAACCACAGAGAGTCCTCCATGTCGCTGAAGATAACTCTGGAGAACGCCGTATCGTTGCTGACCCAACCGCAAATCAGGCTGACGTAGCCGTTCGTGGCTCAACAGTTTCCGGAACAAATGCTCCACAAGCTGTTGTCCAGTACACGATTGTGTTTGACAACCCGCAACAGCAGACAAAATGGTACGACTTTATTAAGTGGCTCAAATCAGATGCCGGAACAGATGGCGGAACCACTGCAGAGCGCCTAATCAATTTCATTGAGGACCATACGCCAGCATGACCCGCCAAAGAATGTTCCTTGACATGAGTTGCGTTGAGGCAGCTCGTCAGAGGATACGCCATGTGTATGACACATTCGATACTGTCTGTGTTCAGTTTTCTGGCGGAAAAGATTCAACTGCAGTTCTGTATCTTGCAAAAGAAGTTCATGACGAACGAGGCCTTGGACCAGTAAAAGTCATCTTTAGAGATGAAGAGATGGTCAGTCCATCTGTAGTCGAATATGTTGAAAAGGTCAGAAACTATGACTGGGTTGATATGGAATGGTATTGCCTTCCATACCCAGCAGAGATATGGGTTCTCGGTACTCGGGTAACTACTCTTTTATGGAGCAATATTAGAAAAGAAATGGGCACTCTCGTACGGGATATGCCTCCGTGGGCTATTCACGGTGGTCATTTTGGTCTCAGTCACGATGTCTCACTTCCTGAACAAACCGACTATTACACAATGCAAGGCAAGGTTGGAAACGTTGCTTTCATAACCGGAGTTCGCGCCAGCGAATCAATGGTTCGCTATAGGTCCATAGTTCAAAAACTTCACGAAAACTATATTGTCACTCCATACAAACTAAAGCGCGGAATCCCGCTGAAGTTCGCAAAAGTCATTTATGACTGGAATACGGATGATGTTTTTAAATTCATTGCTGAAGAGCACGGAGCAGAATTCTGCGAATACTATGACCTTGCTGCGCTAACTGGCAGCAATACGCGAGTCGGCATTCCACTACATAGCGTTGCAATTCGTCGCATAGGTGATGTTGTGGCTACTGAACCCGAATTTTACGACAGATTGTTCGAGTGCTTCCCAGAGGTAGATGCCCAAAGGAGATGGTGGCCAGATTTTGATATTGAAAAATTAATATCTGGTTATTCTAAATATGGTTTTGCTGGTGCTGGTTATTTTATAAATGATTATATGATTGGTGAAATTAGACAACGGGATGCCAGAGCATATGTAGCACGATTTAGAAAAAAGCATCTGGAGGACCCATACGGCTATCCGGTCAGTTGGCTAATACGAAACCTTGCACTTAATGACATAGATGTCAATTCTCCAACCCCGGTTGGACCAAGGACGCGAGCAAATACAGTTCGGATAATTGAGGCAGAAAGAGAAGATTCTGATGGATATTAAATACGTAAACGTATCTGAATTAGTTATTCCGGACTGGCGTTGCACATATATTCTACGTCCAGACCTTATGGTTATCTCTTCTTCATTGTCTGAGTATGGTTTTATACAGCCAATACATATACGCCGTGGAACAAATGAAGTGATTGATGGTTCAGAACGTGTGAAGCTTACGCTCAATGTCAAGCAAATAAATAAAAAAACTGGTGGTGTCATTCCAGTAATCGAGCATGATATTGATTCTCTATCCGCAATAATGATGCATCTTCAACTCAATAGGGGCAGGGGGATGATTATGGCGAAGAAAATGTCAGACGCCATAAAGAAATTGTATTTGTCAGGAAAATATGAAGCTCGCCATTTTGATTCAATGCTCTGCATGAAGCGAGAAGAAATTCAATTAATGCTTAACGGTTCTCTTTTAAAAACTAGAAATATCCCAGAACATACATATTCAAGAGCGTGGGTGCCCGTAGAAGCACCGCCTGGAACAATTGATGGCGGGCAAATCATAGAAAGACCGCCCAATTCGGATAGGTGAATTTACTAAATACCGATAATGCTATAATTTGCTCTACTTTACTCTCTACAAAGTGAGGCAAATATGCCAGGCGTACGCTGGGGAAATGACATTACGGATGAAGCAGCGCTTCGCGTAGAAAATATTGATGCTTTGGAGAGGGAGCTATCCAATCCAAAAATTGGAAAAGAGAGACAAGCTAATTTATTGAAAACACTTGCTGACGTTCGGGCAGAGACTAAGTCTGTATTTGGTTCGGAGCGCGGGGCAAGGAGTTTAGCTAAATTCGCAACTTACGATGGTGGAACCGTCGAGGCCCCAAATGGCGTTACATATAAATCTCGGCCAAAACTTTCTAAATCTGCTCATAGAATTGCTGCTCGCGCTGGTGCAACCCAGGGAGGAAATCCGCTTGGTACATCAAGCTACAACGCAGGACGAACCGCACGTACTTCAGCACGCAACCCCGTCGGCCGCGAGGGGGCAAGTCCGCTTAGAGCAACAAGCGAACGGTTGAGAGAGCAGGATGCTGCAAGAAGAATTGACAATGCAGGTCGCGGAATGCGTGCAGATAGTAGAACTGGGCGTGTAAATACATCAAATAAGAAAAAGCCAAAAACTTCGTAACCGGAGGTGACTGATGTTGGTCACCGTTTCTGACCTAACAAACTACATGGACATCCGTTTTAGCCTGCGCCAGCAGGACGCGGCTGAGATGGTTCTTGCCGGATTGCAGAATGAGCTAGAGGCTTTTTTACGTCGTCCTATAGAGGTGGAGGAATTCACCGAGGAATACGTCCTTCCATCTAGCCAGCACGGTGTGCCCATGGGCACATTCTTAAGCATGCCCAACAGCTACATGTACAGCGACTCGTTCTATCGAACAAATCCGGTTGACAACATGCTTTACGCGGAACCACCAAACACTATTTACCTCCGCAACTCACCAGTAGTTTCTGTATCTTCCGTAGTGGTAAAGCCACAACATGGCAATATACGTACATTAACGGTAAATAATGATTATGTCGTTCGTAGATACGGAATTGACTACTTCTATGGGTTTGATAATGACCTAGTAACAATTACGTATACGGCTGGAATAGATGGCGCGAATATCCCAATGTTTAAATTACTGATATTACGCGCAGCCACGAGAGAAATGCAGAACATGCATGATGATGTTGTGGGCGTAAAGGACCTTAATACCCGCAACGTTGCACCATTAATTACTGGATTCCTAGATTCAGAACTTAACTCTGTTAGAAAGTACAGAAGAGTTAGAGTTGCTTAAATGACAACAGTAATAGTTGAAGTAGATATCAATATAAAGAATGCCAAGGAGATGATGGACCGCATCTCCAAAAATGCACGCGATATGCGTCCGGTCTGGAAATATGCCAAAAGGGAGCTAGAGGTAGCGTTTACAACCAACTTCCTTAGTGGCGGAAGTTTGGTCCCCGGAGGATGGGCCCCATTGGATAGGGGATACGCGGCATGGAAGGCAGTACATTTCCCAGGAGCTAGAAAGCTCGTTATAGATGGACGACTCTTTAAAAGCGTTGCGGACCTTGACTCTCCTGCTGTTAATAAAATTACGCCTCTTAGTGCCGAATTTGGAACAGATGTTGAATATGCAAAGTTCCATCAATATGGAACTACAAAGATGCCGGCCCGTAAAATCATCTTTGAGCCCAAGGGATTTGCTAGAGACATAGCCCGTAAAGCAAAAGAACACATACTTAGCGAGGACTGAAATGGCTGATGCTCCTGGCTACTTCTTAATGAACGGTTCGCATATGGCCAAGGCCTATGTGAATGACTACCTAAAAACGGACATCCCCGTTCGTCTAGTTGATTACAGAAATGGTTGGCAGGTAGATGATATCCACCTTCCAACACCAGAAGAGTTCATAACCTACGAACCTCTTGCAATAGATGCTTGGCCAACGGTTATAACAGTCGCGATATCTACCAGCAAATTCGACAGATTCGGACATTTTGGGGCCGACCCGACATATCGAGTTTCCTATCAGATGCGTACATATGTATGGGTACGAACCGAGGGAAATGAAGAAGTAACCCTTATGCGTGACCGTTTAGCAACTGTCCTGCGTGCTGCACTTCTTGACTATCCGTGTCTGAAGGCTTATGACGCACGAACATCGTTCAGGGCAATGATTGATGAAGGAACAATGTCAGAAGAATTTTCCGACATCACTTTACTTAAGGGCGACAGGTCGATGGCGGGTGCATACATTGGCTACACCTTAGATATAGATGAAATTGTTGCACGTAGAAATATCGGCACAGTTAACCAGATTGGCCTCACATTTCTATCTGCATCACCAGAAGAAGCACTATCCGTATCTGATGAATCAACGCTTCCGGTTGCTGCAAGTGTCAATATTTCGTAGCAACTATTTACATTATTCTTTTTAAAGTTGCATCAAAAAATCGTTTGTCATCTGTACAATATAAAACGTTGGATGGGATTTATCCCCACGACATGAGTCAATAGGAAGGTCTTATGCCAGGCGTAGTCATCTCCACAGCAGTAAGAACAGGACCATCAGCAGATACGGTTCGCGAAACGTCACAGCTATTTGTCGTCGGCTTGGCCGAGCGTGGTCCATCAAATGAAGCTGTTTTGGTTGAGAGCCTTCAGGACTTTGAATTTAAGTTTGGCGAATATATCGCAGCATCTTACCTTCACCCAACAATCGAAACATTCTTCGAAGAGGGCGGCACCCGTGCTTATGTATCGCGCGTTGTAGGTGGTGACGCAACATCTGGTACAAAGAATCTAAATGGTGTTCTTTCGCAGTCTGGCTCAACAGTTCTTACGCTCGATGCAAATGGTGCAGGCGACTGGAGCCACAATGTCACAGTAACAGTAGAACACATTGTTACAAACGTTAGTTTCAGAGTCAAGCTCTACTACAACGGTGACATTGTTTACAACACTGGAACTGTTACTTCGGTTGCGCAAGCTGCTGGTCGAATCAATACAAACGTAGTTGCCTCAAAGTACGTAACCGCAACTCCAGCATCATACGCAACAACAATTCCTGCCGCAGTAACAGGTCAAGCTCTCACGGCGGGAGATTCAGACAACGGTGCAGTAACAGATTCAGACCTCATTGCTGGACTGGACCTCTTTAACGATGCGCTTGGTGCTGGTGCTGTATGTATTCCTGATGCAGAAGTTGCAGAGGGCAATACTGACTACACAGTGTCGGAAGCTCTGATTGCACATGCCAATTCAAATAATAGAATTGCCATTCTTCACTCAGCCCAGAATGACTCTGCTGCTGACGTAAAGGATAAGTCAACTGCGCTTCAGACGGTAGAAAATGCTGAACATGCAGCAATCTACTACCCATGGATTTCAATCCCAACGTCAATAACTGGCATCACACGCTCAATACCGGCTGACGGTTATGTAGCTGCAAAGCGCGCAATGGCCCACAATACAGCCGGTCCACACACGCCAGCAGCTGGTGTTATGTCAGCATCCCAGTTTGTATCTGCAACAGAGACGGATATCAGCAAGGCAGTCGGTGACGACCTTGATGAGAATGGCGTAAATGCAATTCGTGTCATCCAAAACAGCATTCGCATCTACGGTGCGCGCTCGCTTTCAGCAGATGTCGAAAACTTCCGCTATATCACAACCCAAGATATCGTGAATAGCGTTGTTGTAGAAGCTCAGCGTTCACTGGAAGACTTGGTCTTCAGCGCAATTGATGGTCGCGACACGATTTACTCAAATATCTCATCACGCCTTACAGCAATATGCGCACGCATGAAAGACCTCGGAGCACTCTTCGAGGCACGCCAGGCTGATGGAAAGCTCATCGACCGTGGATACACGGTTCGCTGTGATGCAACTCTTAACCCAATCTCGCAACTTGCCGGAGGAACGGTTAAGGCAAAAGTTGGTCTCCGCACAAGCACGGTCGGTGACAAAATCGAAGTCGAAATTACAAAGTCCAACCTAACAGCTAGCGTTGTTCAGTAACGGAGGAATAAACAATGGCAAAGGTATCTCAGAGGCAAGTACTAGCTTCAATTGCTCCGCCAACTGGCGTCACTGCTCCAAAATGGGAAAAGTTCTTATTTGCTCAGGTCTCCGGTGGTGAAATCACGGCAAACGTCGAAAAGATTTATGAGGGCGGCAAGCTTCGCCCAACAATAATCTGCGCACCTTCTGAAGTTGGTGACGTAACTCTTACTGCTCACTACGATAACGACCTAACAACAAACGAAGACGGCGTTAATGGCCTTGGTATCGAGGCAAAGCTCAATGCCCTCCGCCCCCTCGTTGGCCGCGTTACATATGACATCACCGTAAGCTCATACGACTGCGACCTTGGTGCGCCGGTTACTGGAACGGCCCGTCTTTACAAGTCTGCTCTTCTTGTTGGCATTACCGAGCCGGATGGTGACTCGTCGTCTGGTGCTCCGGCAACATTTGCCCTGACATTTGCGGTATCAGACGTAACTCGCGCTGCCTAATAACTAACTTTTCTTTAAACTGTTAGTTACAATCGGATACGGGATGCTGTGTTAGATTTTGCCTCATGGCAGATAGCACAGAACTTTTCACAACATCAGATACAGCACCCAAGCAGCCCGCGAAGGCAGTGAAGGCGACCGAGGAAACACTTCTCGATAAGCTCACTTCTGTTATTAAACAAAAGGTAGAGCGTCCAGTTGTTCATCTAGATGTTCCAGAACGCCCTGGCGTAACTATTAAGGTCAGCCCAAATATTACCCAGAACCAGATGCGTCAATGGAGAAAGCAGTCTGGTGAGGATTCGAGAAATGGCATGGATGCAACAAAGTTTGCGTGTCTTGTCATCGGCTCAACGACAGTTGGGATTTGCCTGAATGGCGAAGAGGTTCATGACGAAGAAGGTTATGAAATCAACTTCGCTTCAGACAAGATGTGGGAAATGACAGAAACGTCTCGCTCCCTTGATGCAGTTCGCGCATTCTTTGGTGTTGACCCCCACATTGAGGCAGCTGCCCTTGCAATCCTTGATGCCGCCGGATATTCAGATACGGTTGAGACAGTGGACCCTACGAAGGAGTCTTCGACCAACTAGTCGATGACTCCAGGGTTATGTCTGCAGCTCGCATGGGTGAGCTGTTTGGAACAGACCCAATAAAGCTTCTGAATTGCACCGACGAGGAATGGTTGATTCGTCTTGCATGTGCTAAAGTTATAAGTAACGACCGCGAAGAGCAAGAACGCCGGGCTAAGGCCTCTCAATAGGCGCTCGGTTCTTACACTCACGCGATTCTAACCAAATCGTGGAGATGCTGTAATGGCCGAAGCAGACGTAAAGGTACAACTTAAAGCGGACATCCTTGGATTTGTCCGCGATATGAAAATTGCTGAAAAGCAATTAAAGAGCTTCGGTAACCAAGCGCGTACTACTGCACTTTCTAGCGGCGCAAGTCGAATGGAAAGAGACTTTGCTGGTTCCTCAATAAAGATTAAAAAACACTTTGACCAAGTGGATAAAGCAATCCAAAATACCGGAAAAATGCTTGGCAAAGTCTTAATGACTGCCATAAAGGGGACAATGCTGCAGATGGCAGCCATGGGTGCCGTTATGGTTGGTATCCACGCATCGTTCGCGGTTGGTCGGGGAATAATGAAGGCCTATGGCGGCGCAATGAAAATAGTCGCCCAAGGCGGAGCAGCTGTTGCCGTTGCTCTTTCTACCGCAGCGGCCGCAATGCGAGAGCAGCAAGCAGCAATGTTTGCCTATAAGGGTAAAGGTGCTAGTCAGCTAGGCGGTGGTCTAAATCAGACGCGTGCGGCTATGCGTGCACTTGCTGCAGATGCAAATCTCGCCGTAATCGGAACACAGGGATTGAATAAAGCCTATGCAGCGATGTCAAAGAGCATGACATCGACGCAGATATCCGGTAGCCGAAATATGTTTAAGGCTTTAATGGATTTTGGTTCAGCAGGTCAGGACCCTGGTGCAGCAGCTGAAAAAGTTGGCGTTTTAATTGCTGCCCTAAATGATACTAAAAAAACAATTGGTGATGTTCAAGCTGCAGCAAAAGGTCTTGGCCCGGAAATGGAAAAGGCGTTTAAGCAGTCCGGAATTAAGACAAAAAAGCAATTCAAAGAAATGCTTATGTCTGGTGAACTTGCACGTAAAGGTGGAGTTTTTGGTCAGTTTGATGCAGTAAACGGAACATTGATTAATCAAGCAAAAGCTTTCTTTTCTCAAATCAAAGTTCAATTTGAGCAATTTGGCGATAAGTTCCTTAATCCGGCAAAAGAAGCATTCTTTAAAATTAAAAATATTATTCGCAAGGATATTACACGTGTCTATGCTGAATTAGAAAAATTTGGAACTGGCAATCTTTTTGATGGAATCGTCAAGTTAGTAGAAAAATTATCTGGATTTTTCGTAACTTTAGTTCGTGACTGGCTTCCAAAAGCCAGCAATCAATTTGGTCGCATAGGTGACTGGATGGGCAAATTCCGGCGTGGATGGGATTTAGTTCTCGAGAAATTGCGCCCCTTTATTGCTGGCGCTCGCGTCATCGAATCAATATTTACACCAATATGGAAAACGCTGAAAGAACAAGGCGTTGGGGCAATGAAGGATTTTAATAAAAACCTTCAAGAAAATGCCCCTTATTTCAAGGAGCTCGGTCAAAGAGTTGCTGGACTTTTAGCTTCAGTAATGGAATTTGGCAGAACATTTCGCCAAATTTTCTTTTCTGCTCTTCCATTCATCAATGATGTTCTTGCTGGTGTCAAGTCAGTATTCGATGCCTTAAAAGGTTTTATTGGCACATTCAGCAAATCGCTTGGCGGTGCTGGACTTCTCGGCCTAATGATGATTAGCCGTCAAATGAAATCCCATAAGGGCGGATATGCAGCATTCGGTGCGGCAGCAAGCCAAAATGTTCAAACAATGAATGTTGCGCAAATGAATGTTGGCGGTGCCCCAATCGGTGGTCAAGCATCAAGCGGTCGCTCACTCGCCTCTGGAGCAACGTCATCTGCAACGTCATCTGCAGCAATAGCGGCTGCTCAATACAAGTTTGGTGGACCAGTCAATGCTGGTGCTCAAACTGGAGCATCAGTAGCTAAAGGAAATATTGTTGCTGATTATAGAAATGGCATGACGTTAGCGGCAATTCCGGCTGGTGTCGGCATAGCTCAAAATCGCAATCCATTTGCACGCATGTTTGGCGGACGCAAATTCAATAAATCTGTTACCAATGCTTTGAGAAATCCAACACCATCAATGGGCTATGGTGCTGTTGGAAGTGTTGTTTACCCAGTAGGACCAACTATCGGTACCCAGCTAAAAGACCGTTTTGGTGCCAATGCCCTTAAAGGTTCAGCAATGGCAAGCCTAACCAGGAATAAGCGTCTCTGGAATATGCGAGCTCAAAATGCAGAAACTGGAAAAATTAGCGAAGTTTTAAGTGCCCCAGAACTTAAAGCTGCAGGTATTTCGTCTCCTGGAAAATTGTTCAGGTCTTACCGTGAAAGTGCTGGATTCGCCAGAATTTTTGGTAATGAAAAACTTGGTATCAAGGGTTGGAATCAATCACTTGGTGCAAAAATGGGCACGTCAATCGGCCTATCACTATTATCTCAAATGGCCCCAGAAGAGATGCGTGGTTCACTTGCCCTTGGCGGAATGATTGGGCAATTTAACCCCCTAGCAGGCGCTGCTGTTGGATTTGGTGGTGCCGCACTAAAGTCCAAGACTCCGATTCGTGGTGCGCTTTCCGGAGCGGCCGCCGGAGCGGCTCTTGGTTCAGTCCTTCCAGGTGTTGGAACGGCTGCAGGGGCGGCAATAGGAGCTCTTGGCGGAGCTCTAATGGGCGCGGCGAATAGAACAAAAGAACAGGCCAAGAAAGCAAAAGCTGCTGTTACAGAAGGTTTCGACTCGTTGACAAAATCAATGGTCGCAGCTCGTTATTCAATGATGGAGCAAAACGCTAAAAATATTGCCGCAGGTAAAAAGATTGCAAATCGTGGAGCATTTGAAGGCTTTGCAACAAAAATCACCGGTGGAGCAATGGCCATCGCAAATCAAAATAGAGGTGCAACAAAAGGACTTGGCACGCGCGGACGTATCACCAATGCAGTTGATATTGCAACAATGGCTGGTCCTGCATTACGCATATTAAGCGAAATACCCGGATTAGCTTCAATTGATAAACCACTAAATTGGGTAAAGGGATTTTTTAGCGGCGGCAACGAAAGGGAAAAGAAACAAAAAGAAGCCGTAAAAAATATTATTAAGTATATGGAAGATAATGGTGCTGCATTATCTGAATCACAGATTAAAGATATGAATAAAAATCGCGGTGCCACTATTAAACAATTTGAGAAGACGGCGAAGGCGGAAAAAGATGCTGCTCAAATGTTGGACACAACGTATTCAAAACGCCTCACTGAGTTAGAAAAAATCAGCGGTAAAACGCGCCCAGAACTAGAGCTTTTAGCAAAAGATATGGGAGTCAATCTTTACGACAGCACGGTCAAATTTAAAGATGTTGTAAAGCAACTTGGGCTTGGAATGGCCAAGACAGCTGACCAAATGCGTCAGGCTTTCACTGATGTTTATGTTGCCGGCTTTGATGTTTTCCAGCAGTATAAGAAACAAGCTGAAGCTGCAAAATCTTATAACGAAGTTGCTGAAAATTTCCGCGCATTAAGCGCTAACGGTGGAGCCACGAACACTGACTTCTTCCAGTTTATGACGGATTTAAGTTCCGCCTCACTGGACATGTTTGGAGGAGATGCTCTTACTTCTTTCTATGACATGACTCAGCAACTTGGGTATAAGGGCAAAACTGGTAATGCCCTTAAAACTGGTGGAGTATTTGCCAATGTTGCTGGGGAGTTTAATACCCCAGAGCGCAGAAAAATGCTGGAATCTGCTTTTGGAACAATGGAGTCTGGTTTTGCAAAAACCGGAGGTCAACAACTATCTGACATTCTTGCTGAAAAGGGCTTTACGGCTAATAACCAAGTTCTAACTTCTCAAATACTTGGTCTAGCCCCAGCAAAGCAGGAAGCATTGCTAAGGTCGCTTCAGGCTGGAACATTTGATGTATTTGGAAATAGAAGAGCTGGTCAAACTAATACAGACCTAATCGCACAAAATCTTGCAGGTGCTGGACTGGATGTTAGTAAGCTCAATCTTGCAAAAATGCCTACAGATAATCTCGACAAAGTTGCTACAGCTATGGGCACTGCGTCTGATGACTTCTCTAAAGCTGTAACTAAATTTGTTGATGGCGCTGACGCTGCATTTAAGAATATAACAACACCTGAATGGTTAAAAAATGGAAATCCAGCCCTTCTTGCTGGGAACTCAGTTCCAGTAAAGGTGGTGCCTGGTGATACATCATTCCCACGTGGAATTGGTGTTGGAGATACTACATCATCACGCCTCAGCCAGACAATGGCTCGTCACTCGGCAATAGACGGAACGCTAAGCGGCAAAAGAACTATTACATCTAGTTATAGAACATGGGGCCTTGGCTCGCTTGGTTCCGACCATCTGACGGGTCGTGCAATAGATGTCGTTGGTGACAATCTTGTTTCGTATAGGGATGCTGTTAGGAGCAATGGTGGCTTTGCAGAGTTCCATGGAAACGGAGCAAATAGACACGTTCATGCTGTTCCCGGGCCGATGGGCGACGGCGCAGCCCCATCCTCTTACACCAGAGCAGCCTCTCAGCGTGTAGTTTCTGGCGGCGGGATGAACGTGACAATACATATCAATGGGGCAAATGCATCACCGGATGATATTGCAAATCGCGTTCTAGCAAAAATTAAAGATGCTGAAAGAGCTAAGAGAGAGCGTTCATAATGGGTGACATACTACTTCCATATCAATATGTGAATTTAAGCCAACTAACTGGTTATTCATACTCTTACGAGGAATTACGTAAATTACCCTCTACGTCAGCTTATGCCGGGTATCCAATCTATAAAAAGATAAAAATTAATACAAAAACTTTTGCAAGCGAACGTGTTGGTACAGAAGAGTATTGGGTTCCTGTAGAGGGTGAAGGATATAAAGTATTTGAAACTGGTGATGATGCATCTACGGTTGCACGTTCAACACCACTCAAGGCATCGCTTAATCCATTGCTAAAAGGCAAGAGCGACTATAAAGCGCAACCGGGAACTCGTGTCACATATGCTGGAAAACAGTATGTTGCTACAACAAAAACAATTTTATGGGGAGATTTAGCTCCAGGAAATGCCGCGCCTAAGGATTCAGTAACCTCACTGCCGGCAATTGGACTATCTACTGGAAGCCTTATATCAAATAAAAAAGTACCGATTCGCATTACAACGAATCCATACTCATACGACGCCATCCAGATATGGATTCTAGACCCGAATGAATCAGGTTATTCATTTACCAATAGCAGCAATCAGACTGTTTTAGCTCAATTCTGGTATCACCCAATAAATAAACAATTTTATGCGCTTAGTGATGCACTGAAGGTGCTTAGCATTAGCCTTCCACAAAGCACTGCAAATATTGGAGCATCGTATTACACATATGTAGCTGACTTGCTTGGCGATACGTATAAGACAAACCCTAGAGTCCTGACACAGTTTGCAGTCGGTCTGATACCACCAAGTTCTCCGAGCTTAAAAGCTAGTTTGCAGCAAGGTCTTGTTCAGTACCTAGTAGCAAATAAGGCTTTGTCTTTAGAGGTTGCAATAGATACAGTTACAAAAGGTACAAATAATACTTCAATTATTCAGCAGTTTGTTGGTGGAACAAGCAAACCATCTGCGGTTTCACAGACAAAACGGCGTAAGAAAAATGTCTCTACCACAACTGGCAAGAAAACAACAGGCCCAGGCGGCATATCTCCCTTGTTCAATAACCCAAGTAGGACAGCAACGTCGCGTCCTCAAATGGTGCAAAATTACAATGAGGAGATATTAAATACACCAATATCCAATCGATATGTCTTTCTTTTTCCACCGAATCAAATTAACTACACAGGAATTGGTTCGGAATGGACGGACATAGAGCGTTCCGGCCAAACACCATTGATTGACTGGAAGGGTTATAAATTATTGCAAGTATCGTTCCAGTTCCTCATTGCCCCCGACGGAAATGGGACATTTGAGGGCATAACAGGGGAGTCATTCATAACGCTTGACGTAGAGGATGAGATAGCAACGCTACGCCGCATGGCCGTTACGCCGTATCCAGTAACACTGCTTGGATTTGATGCATTGATGAGCGAGCAAATCGGATATCCGTATATTCCGGGTCGCGGTGTTGAATTTGTAATATCTGAACTAAACATCACTTCACTATATAGAACTACCGAAGGAAAAATAAATCGCGCTCAATGTGACATAACTCTGCGAGAGATACATGCAAACGCATCTCCCTTAATCACTTTTCCACGTTTACGCATACCTGGAATAAAACTTCCACCAAAAGATAAATTGCCAGAGGATGGTGGAAATACTCTACTTTCTCAAACAAGTAATTATGCAAAATGACATTCTCATCTAATAATGCTGGGACAATAACAATTGTCGATATAGATGCTGGTAAACAGTCACGTATTGACGCAAATATTATCAACATAAGCGTCGACTATTCGATGAGCATGTCAAATGAACTTAGTTTTGATGTCATTGACTTCAATGGTGATATGTACAGTAATAACTATTTCCAAATAGGAAGTACTGTTGTTTACTCAACAAAAACTGGTTCTCCGTTCGCAGAATTTGCTGATACGGATAAATCATCATTTAACCACATCAATCTCGTATTTGAGATAGCGAATGTGACCATTGGTCCCGGACCAGGTTATGCACCACTAGTTCAGGTCAAGTGTTACACAAAAGCAATACAACAAATGAAACGAGACAGAAAGCCGGGTTCGATTAGTGGAACCGGCACAGACTTCGTAAAACGGGCCGCAAAAAAATATGGCTTGAATCTCTTTGCAGAAAATACTTCTAAGAAAAGACAAATAAATAAAGCATCAGGAACAAGTCAAGCTGAATCCCTCTGGGAGGTTCTACAGAATCTTGCCAGTGAAGCGAAATTCGTTCTTTTTGAAGCAGATGGAACATTATTTTTTTGCTCCCAGAAGTTTCTGATGGGTCGCTGGGGGACTGACTCGGAGATTGTTTCAATACCCGTAAAGGATAGAAAACCTAAAGGTCCCACGAAGAAAACGCAGCGCTTTGTTCCTCTGATTTTTGACCCACGCAGACAGGCGCTAACCAACTCTTCAAAGTTCAACGAATTTGAGCTTTTGCAGCGGCCGAGCATAACTAGGTCAGACAACGACCCATTAGATGCAAATGGCTCTGCTGTTATTTCAAGGGCAAATGGAACACTTCTACGGCCAGGAATGACTATCCAATTCTTTGAATTTGGTGACAATCTTCGATTGGCTAATCCAATATCAAGCACAGATGATGGATTATTTCTGATTGAGTCAGTTTCATTTGAGGGCAATTCACCAAACCCTGTTCAAATATCTTTCCGCAAACCAGAGAAAAAACCAAAAGATATTCGCGATGTAGAACTTGGAAAGCGCTATAAGTTCTCGCTAAAACCAACAGATTTGCAAAACCTAACCGCACTACAGCTTGACAAAAATGGAAAAGCAGTTAGAAGCAAAACAGCATCTCAAAATGCCAAGGTGAAGCTTGGCATACCAACCGCACAGATGCCTACAAATTTGCGTAATGATAATTTAGTTAATCCACTCCCTATTCAAGAATATCTTTCTGATGGCAAATATAGGCTGCCAAGATATACGGCCGCTCTATCTATAAATACTGCTACGTCCGGCTCGATGGCTTTAGATATGTACTCGCGACCGATAGTCGATACTGGACTGAATACAGTCTCATCATTATCGCCAATGGTTGTAGAAAACGTAATAGAGCCTGGTGGAACAAATGGCGGCCTTCCATTTTGTGCAGTCATACCACGGGTTCTTGTAAATGCATCAACGAATGTCCCTTATCTGCAATCTGCATCTGCTGCTTCTATTGCTTTTGTTAATTCGTCCGCCTCTCTTGAAAGCCCTTTATATCTAGGGAAATTTTCAACATCTTCTGAAGCTGATGAATATTTACGACTTTGCAATCTTCAGCAAACAATGATTATTGGTCAGAGATTTCAAAACAGGACACCACCTATTTCATATATTTACCCAGTTCCAACCTCTGCTTCCACCACTAATTACCCACAAATGTCAGTAGACAGTGGCTTGATTGAAGCTGGAAATATCGACCTCTATAATTTGCCAGTCAAAATAATAGATGGGACTCCAAAAACATTTGTTCCATACATAGTTACTGGATATAGCGAGCCGAATACAAATATCGCAAAAACAATAACGTCTGCCGTAATTAAAGATGGTTATGCCACTTTAACTGTCTCAAATACAAATACGAAGTTATTCTCTGCAAGTGCTCCAGTATTTATTAGTAACACATATCTTGAGAATACAAACTCTTCCGATACTTTATTCCCGTCTACATGGCCAACCGCAACTGCAAGTGTTGAGTTTGCTGCCATTGAGGGGGACAGAACAGTAGGTTCGGTTACTCATGGTTCCGGCACGAGCACGATTAACTTGCCAATTAGCTCTGTATCAGCATTAAAAAATCTTATATCTAACTCTTCGTTCGAAGTTAATACAACTGGTTGGTCAACACAAAATGGTGCAACAGTTACACGAATAACAACTGATTATCTATATGGCACAGCATGTGCTGAAGTTACATCATCATCAAGTAATTACAATAATATTAATAGTGGTTTAATTCCCATAAATGCTAGCGCTACATACACCCTGTCCGCTTATGCGAAAAATACACTTGGGTCGACTAGAAACGTTTATATCGCGATGCAGTGGTATACGTCTTCAAGTGTTTTGATAAGTGAACGCAATTCTGCAAACTCAGGCAGTCTTGCCATTTCCGATGGATGGGTACGGCGTAGCTGTAGTGGAAGTGCTCCAGCAAATGCATCATTTGCAAAAGTATCTCTATTAAGTGGCACAACTGGATTATCAGCCGGATGGAAGACACAGTGGGATGGTGTTTTGCTTGAAGAAACATCATTACTGAATACATACTACGAAACAGGTGGTGCATCATCTGCATCCATAACTGTTACTTCACCACATGCAAAAATATCTCCAGTTACATATAGCAATAACCAGCATGTATTAGTGTTGAATGGTTTATGGACTAGCGGAAGTAAAACGTCAGTTCTTTCCCAGACAGATGCACTCAATAAGTACTATGGCGATGGATATTTCCTCGCTCGGTGTAGTACGTATGAAGCTGCTCAAAATTACATTGCGCTACTTGAAGAACAGCAGAAGATAGTACTTGGGGCACGTTTCCCATCCGGAACTATTACGGAAACATTGTGATTGGAGGTGAGTAAAAATGGCATTAGATAACTTAATTATTGCGCGTGACAAGGCTTCAAGCCATCCGCGCAGAATTCATGAAATTTACCAAGGAACAATCACATCCGTGCGAGACGATGGTCGCGTATATGTGCGCATCCAGTCATTAGACATGACGCTGGGGCCAATAATGCCCATCAATACAACACCTCTAAATATGATGTCGAAAGGCGACACCGTAGTCTGCACCTTTACTGACGAGACAAATAAACAGTTAGTAATACTTGGTTCGGCAACCAAGAAAGCGGATATCTATGCAGCCGTAGATGCCGGAATATCAGTATTTGCAGACAGTACTGAACGCGATGCGGCAATACCATCCCCTTCTGCTGGGCGCATGGCTTATGTCTCGGATGTCCTGGAGTTGCAGTTTTATAACGGTTCCGGATGGGTGTCGGCTAATTACGTATCAACCCTATCTCAACTGCATATAACCGGCGAGCTAACTGTTGACTCGTCTATATATGGTTCAAGCGCATCGCTTTCTGGTTCTTTGATTGCTAATTCTGCATCAGTCTCGACACTTAACGTAACCGGAAATGCATCCATAAATGGTCTTTTGACCACCCAAGAAGTATCAGAAACCGTAACAAGCACCTCAATAGCAGCAAATACGCTCACTATTTCACTATCAGATGGATGCGTATTTCATCAATCAGCATCAGCGTCAGCAAACTACACAGTAAATATAACGAACGTTCCAACTACGGTTAATAGAGCTACAACGGTGACCCTCATAGCTTCACAGGGGGCATCTGCATATATACCCAATGCCCTGCAGATTGATGGGGCGTCAGTTGCTATTAAGTGGGCACAGGGTGGGACTCCATCTGGAACGCCCAATAAATATGACATTTTCACATGGAAGCTTCTTAGGACTTCAGCGAGCGCGTGGGTCGTATTTGGCAATGCGTATACAAACTTCTAAGCGGAAAGCCAAACTTTAGTAAAATTTAAATAGAGGATTTAGCAATGGACTCAATGAAATTCCCAATAAAATTTGACAGCACCGGACTAGCAAAACTTGTCGACGGCAGTGATGACTACTATGCCCAGCTGCTCACCATTGCAATATTAACAGAACCATTGACACACCCATTTTCGCCTCGGTTCGGCGTATATGACCCTGCATTTAGCGGAATCGACAGAGGTCTATTCATTCTTAACGCAGCAAAATTTGTGCCGGAAGTAGAGATAACAGA